GGTTTGCGTCGGGTCTGTTGTCATTTTGACGATCGCCAACACCTATACCGATACGACCATCCACAACGTAGAGATCATTGTGTTCAATTGTCACTGTGTTTTGTGTGATGAGATGTCCCCAAATATTCGCGGTAATGTGGTTTGGAACATTCCACTCTACATGGTCTTCGGCATATCCATTGCTCGTGTAGCCAATAGAAAGGTGGTGAGGATGGGTTCCGTGATGGATGAGACCTATGTTGTATCCGGGATGTTCCATGAGTATACCAATATCCAATTCGTGGGACGCGTTGTTATTGGCTATATCAATGATACGATCGGAAATCACCAAATCATTGGACGTGATTTGAAAGGAATTACCAAGAACTGATATGTTACCCGATATTTCTACATTTCCGCTAATTAGGATTGTACCGTCATCTTCTTGAGTAATTAGAGAGTTGACAAGTTTCTTAGTTGCATCTGTGTATGGTATGGTTCCAGTTGACATATTCAGTAGTTTAGTGCTATCCAAAGTTGTGTTTCCCGCATGAAGCTGTTTCGTTATACCCACACCACCAGATACGTTTAGGGCTCCAGTGGATTTATTGGTTGCGTCAGTACCATCAGTGACTGTAATGTCTGGTGTGGTCAGTACACCAACATTTGAAGTTCCTCGTACGTCTAAAGTATATGTAGTCGCCGAAGTACCCACTGCGATATGGGAACCCGCAAAAACGTTTGTGGTGTGGATGTTGGCTTCAACACCTAGACCACCTCTGGTCACTACGAGAACACCAGTCTCTTTGGAAGTGGAGTGTGTAGCGTCGGTGACGGTACCACTCGTCGCGGTAAGAACACCAACATTCGCGGCACCTCTCACATCTAGAAGTTGTCCGGGTCTCGTAGTTCCCAAACCAACCCTGTTGGTCTCCGCGTCCACATGGAGGGTTGTAGAATCAACGGTTACATTTCCAGCAACCACAAGGTCACCATGGAAACCATCACCAGAAGTAATACTCACGCCTCGGAGGGTCACTGCATTTGCCGCGGAGTTACTTGAACTACTTACAGCTGTTGTGAGTGGAATGTTCAAGTTCGCCGAAGTAATCTTCTTCAAATCATTGTTGACATTATTGACATATACATAATTCATTTCATTGTAGTCTGTAATCAATTCCGCATTTGGAATATCATTGGCACGGCCGACACCAGTTACAAAAATCGCACCAGATGAGACGTGAGACCTTGTACAAATACCCAAGTTTTGAATGAGATCCGGATTTGCCGATACATCATCATCTGGTTTTACCGACGTGTGGTAACCCGAATAGACATTACTCACATAAACAGTTCCACCAGCTGTCAAGTGAGTTGTATTAAGATTTTTGATAACACCATATGTCAAAATAATACCCTCGTCTTCCGGTCCAATATCTTCATACACAAGACCAAAACATGGCATTTGTGAAGCTATGTGAGACTGCGCGGCTCTAACTTGTACAAGACCAGCGTTTTGAGTAGCTGATACATATACGGTGTTACCCTTATAAAGAGTAACACCTTCGGCTATGGAATAACCATTTTTGACCCGTGTAAAGTTTTGTTGTGGGTAGTCGTTGGACCATTCACTACCAATATATCTAAGCACCTGATTCTCACGTGGATTAGAAGCCAAGTTACTCACATTCTCCAACTGTCCCAAACGAATCTGAACGTTGGAAACTTGGTCGGTGACGATGGCAGTTGTGGGGTCCAAAAAGTCCATTGTGTGGGTGATAAAGACGTTGTCACCTTCAAGGTGGGTATTGCCACTCACAATGAGAGCCTCGGTTACTTGAACATTTCCGGTCACGTAGGCGTTATTAGTGACAGTTAGTTGATTTGTGACATTGACATTTCCACTTACATAGGCGTTGCCAGTTAATGTGAAATCCTTTGAAGCTACGACGTTTCCAGATACATAAGCATTACCAGATAGGGTAAAGTCTTTGTAGGCTACAACGTTACCATCCACATAGGTGTTACCCACAATTTCAAGATCCTTGTCGGCATACACGTTGTTACTAATAGTCAATTCTTCTGTAATGGAAACATTTTGGGACACGTACACATTTCCATCCACAAGAACATCCTCGTGTGCATAAATGTTGGCATCCACGTGGGTGAGGCCATATACATGCACATTAATGTCTTCGTCGGTCTTGGGAGTGAATGTCTTATCAGTTGGTTTTGCATCGGTATAAGCTAATGCAAACTCATCTGTACCCTCTCGGTATCCGATAACAACATTAGAAAGAGCATCTGGGCGATGCATAAGAATACCCAAATCAAGGGTTGTATCACTTGATGTATTATTAGTACCAAGTTCAATAAGAGCATCTTTGATGGCTGTGTTCTCTGTATAGATTACGGTAGTACCCCCATTTACACGAAGATTGCCATCAACGACAAGACTATCTAAAATGGCAACATTACCAGAAACGACGAGGACGTTTGAACCCACATCATCAATGTAGAGGTTTGAACCAACACTCACGGTGTGTTGAGGAAGAAGGTTTGATATGCCTATATTTGAATCGGTAACAAAGTTAACGCCATTAGTTGGGCCTATAAATTGAACGGTGTTAGATGTAGCGTTGTTACGATTCGTTACAGTATCCAATGTGGAACCACCGATTAGGGCGTTGGCGGACTCACCGGATTCTGTGATTTCTTTGGTATTACGATCATACATCAAAAGTACAATCTCCGGAGCTTGGTAGTCTGTTCTATTCCTGATGGGTGATAAATACACAGCATTACTATAAGGAGTTGGAACTGTGTCATTACTCGCATTAAATATGACTGTATTTTCTGCTTGTTCTGTGGCATCAGGGACATTCTTACCAAACCTAATCTGGGTAGATCTCTCTACTGACGGTAAGTTCTTAACCATTTAATATAGGGTGGTAAATTAATTTGCGTAAAGGAGGCCTGCCATCCCATTTTGTATACGAAGGATGTTATAGTTGACGGCGTATATAGGGTCATTTATAGGGGTTCCCTCGCTCATGAGTTTGGCTGATTCAATTCTGCTGAAATTTAGAGTACCCGTTGGTTGGAGAGAGCTGGTCATGAGACAGAAGCAGTAGAGGAAGAAATCTGGGGAGGTTACGAAGTTTGTGTGGTAATAGTTCATCACATCTATGAAATGTGGTTTACCCCACTTATAGTTGGACAATTCAACGCCATTGATACTCAATTTAATCTTATTGGTTGGAGAAGTGAGGGCCCCATCTACGGTTGTGTCCGAAGAGGCAAGATACTTCACTGGGTGATTGAATATGAGATCCTGGACTGTTTCGCCACTTGGAATATTCTTTTGCACTTGGGTGATGAGGAGATCGTGGGTTCTTGTCGCGATATTACCTCTCTCTTCGTTATCAAGGTAGTAATAGTTTGCATACATTTCAAAATTATAGTTGGCAGCTTGGGATCCCCAGTGAATTCTCAACTCTATGTTGTGGTAGTTTAGGGCTACGAGGGGCAACGCACACTGTGGTCCCTCACAGAAAAAGAAGCGAAGGGGGTAAAAATAAGAACGCGCGTGCACACCTGGGTGTGTACCGAGAGCACTTCTAGAAACATTCTGCGCAAACGTATCTATCGCAATCTTCTCGGTGAAAACGGCATCTTGGCTATCTATGACGGAACCACCAATGAGGAGTTCAATTTTATCGATGAGAAGATCCCATCTAGACGTGTCCAGAGCTTGATTGGTGTCGTCAATGGTCATGTAAATGTAACCAAGCATATCACCAGACTTTTCAATCTGAACACTTGACATCGAATTGTTTTTCACATCTCCGCGTATCGTTTGTTTCTCAACGGATTGTGAAAAATTGGAGTGTCTTTTAAAGGTGGAATTAAAAAACGATATCTCCGGGTTGCCCATGATGTACTCATCCTGAGCACCGATTGCTACTAATTGAACAATACCTGAAGACATGTTATACTACTTTAAATAGAGAAAATTACAAATTTGGTTTTCTACACACAAATCTAAAAACTAAAAAGTTGTCACCATCATCTGTGGAGTTTTTGATGGTGGAACCACTTTGATCTCTGATCGTAACACTGAGACGATCAACTCTTCTGATTGGGTTTACGTATTGACTGACGACGGGATAATTATCCTTGAAGGTGATGAGGGAGTTGCTACCCGAATGAGTGGTACCATCGGTCACGAGACTCGCGAAAGAGCCCCTAAGCATACTCATATGGGATTGTCCTGTGAGCACATTGGAAGCCCTGTCGTTGAAGATGGTGTCCAACTCTTCAACGGAGACATAGCAGTGCTCGATTTCATCCGTGGTATGAATGTGAGCGGCGAGGAGTCTAGCCTGAACAACATTCTTGAGAGGTTGTTGAAGGTGGCAAGTAAAAGTGTTGGCGCTGTCTTGACCAATGGAATCAACAGTTATGGTGTGATATTCATAATCAAGATCTGGAATAGTTTGGGGAGAAGTAACCAAAGCCATTTATAATAGCTTAGATTAAAGATCCACCGATTCCATCCTCAATCTCGTAGCCGGCTTGCTCGGACACGAGCTTTTGGGCACCGCAGAGACCACCTGGAGTGAGGCTCTTGGTGTAAGGGCTACCCTCACTGGTGTGACCAGGGGCACACTCCACGCGGTGCTCAAGATCAAAGAGAGACTTCTCGTTGATAGCCTTGATGACGATTGGTCTAGGTTGATACTTGCTGGTAGTCTTGAAGATACCGAGCACAAAGATCACGGCGATCAGGCTGAAAATACTGA